GAAAAGGGAAGAAATGACGAGGGACGAATGACGAATGACGAGGATAATATGAGGTTATGGCACGAGACGCAGTATAACTTTGGCAAAGTGTAGGGCAAAAAAAAATTCGCAAACCAATTCTGATAGGCTATAAAATGGGTTTGTTGTGATGCTCTAATTGTTCTACACGTTCGGTTAGGAACTGAACATTGGCTTCTAAATCGGCGATTTTTTGGTACTCAGGGATAGGGTCGAGGAACTCGAAAGAGAGGTGCATTTTACATTCCCATACTTCTTTAATATCTTCAGCTCTAACGGTAATATGCGGGTAGTCGCGATTATCGGATTTGCAATACAGACTGCCATACTTTCTTATTTTGTTTAAAACCCGTTTTACAATCACTCCGTCGCGCTCTGTAACTACTACGCACACCCTGTTATCTGAGAGCCACTCCCAATTTTCGACGAATTGCCCTACCACATAACTGCCGTCTTGCAGGGTGGGGAACATCGAGAGTCCGTTTACTTGAAACATTCTGAAAGTGCCGTTTCGCATTTCGGGGAGGTTGTACATAGGGAGTTCTTTTATGTATTCGGGGTCTTCATAACCATTGAGATAGCCGGCTTGAGCGTATATAGGCACTAAGGGTATGGGGTTAAAAAGTTCGTCTTCTTCAACCACTACCACCTTGGGAGTTAAATCTCTTCCTTCTACTTTTAAAGGTTTGATAATTTCTACACGAGGAGTTTCGACAATCTCCTTGTTTTTTAACATAGAGCCTTTACCTGTGAGTAACCATTCGTAATTTACTTCGAAAGTAGTAACAATTTTTTCTAAAACATTAAATTTAGGTTCTGTTCCAGCTATGTAATTTCTAATATTTGCTTCATTAACCCCTAATTTATTTGCAAAATCACTATTATTACCGTTGGAAAAATGGTCTACTAGTTCTTTTATACGAAAATTAATTGTACTCATAATCAATAGTTTAAAAAATAATACGAAAAATAATTCGAAAAAAATTTGCGTATGTCGAAAATTTATTCGAATTTTGCACCGTAAAACAAAATGAATAAAATAATGAGCAAAAGTACAAAAATTTTATGGATAATCGACCTTATGGCAGTAGAAAAATTATTGTTGAGGGGAGGTTAGTTAAAAAATGTAGGACAGGAGGGAATTAGCAAATTAGCAGATTTGGAAATTAGAAAATGAGAGAAGCGTAAGAAATTATATTTTTAATGAGGAGCTCCTAAAAAGTAGAAATTGAAAACAAATTAGTTTCAGAATAAAAAAATCAGGGCTTCGCCTTGTAGAGAGGCAATTTAACGTAAGAAGACGTATGAAGTTTAAGGGATTATTAAAAAGAAATCTTGTAAAGTCGGCAAGTTAGTATTGCTGAGAATGTGACGATTGATTATTAGAGTTATAAATTGAATTAATATTAAAAATTAAAAACAATGAGAATACATTTAAATGAAGTCAGTGACTATGAGTATGTACAGCGCAAGCTCCGCGAGCAAGCGGTTGTGTTGTTAGAAAAAGCCAAAAGTTATCATCAGCCTGTGCGCTATTTGCCCAGAAGAGTTAGTGGGCATAAGGTGAACTGGTGGAGTGAGCTGAAAAAATATGGACGGCTTGTAGTGAATAGGCAATAGGCAATAGGCCTCAGGCCTTAGGCATTAGGAAAAGTGATGCAAAAGTGAATAGTAAAGTGAAAAAATAACAAATAACAAAAAAATTACAATGAATAGATTTTTAGAATATACCCAAGCGCTTGCTCTTGATAGTTTTTTGCAGGTGCTTACTTTTGAGGAACGACTACAAACCTCACAATATCGCGCAGGACGTACCGACGAGGTACCTGCTCGTGTGCAAGAACTACAAACGTGGGTGGAACAGAACGGTTGGCGTGCCCCCATCTTTAAATACGACGAAGAGCGACACCTCCTTTGGCTGGACGAGCAAAGGGAGTGGCAACCAGTAAGAAAGCACCCGCTTTATAAGGTAAAAGATAAAAGGTAAAAGGTAAAAGGTAAAGCCAGCAGGGCTCACAGATGGGTATGTGAGTAAAAGGTAAAGCCTGTGATGGGCTAAAGGTAGGGTAGGGGGGGAGAATTTTAGAATTAGTAATACCAATCAAGGGTTGGATTAACAAATTGATTATGAACCTCTCTCTATTTACATTCAAAATTAACGATTAAAAAAAACACAAAAATGACAAGAACAAAAAGAATAATCCCTACTGGGGTAACTAAAACACAAATGGAGAATGCTTTTTCTACTTATGCAAAGGCAGAGGTGCGAATGACTAAAATAAATGCGTTGATAGAGAAGCAAATTGCAACTATACGCAATAAATACACGAATGAATTGGCGACTCTTAAAGAAATAAAAGATACCAATTTTGATGTGTTACAAGCCTATGCATTAGCAAATAAAGACAGTTTATTTGTCAAGAAGAAATCACTTGACAGTTTGCACGGTACCATAGGGTTCCGCACAGGTACGCCGAAACTGAAAACGCTAAAAGGTTTTACGTGGAATACGGTAACAAACCTGCTGAAAGAATTTTTACCTGCTTATGTGCGCATAGCCGAAGAACCAGCTAAAGATAAGCTACTTGCCGAACGCAACAATGAGCAAATAGCTGACTTCTTTCCAAAAATAGGAGTTGTGGTAACTCAAGATGAGACTTTTTTTGTGGAAGTTAAGGGGGAGCTTAGGTAATAGGTCCCAGGCCTCAGGCAATAGGGAGTGAGATGCAAAGGTAAAAAAACTTTGGTAGAGTTTTTTAACTCTACCAAAGTTGGCAAAAAGTTTAACATTTAAAAAAATGAAACATATGAAATGTGATAATACACAACAGCGCAAAGAACGCTTGCAAAAACGCAATGAAAAAGTGCGTCAACTTTTTGAAGAACTGAGTGCCAAGCACCCTCAGTGGAAGATAGATGCTCTTGTAGAGGAGGTAGCGAATATTATGTTTTTATCACCTCGTACAATTGTAGCAATACTTTCTTTTCAGGGCGGTTATGCCGAAAGATAGTCCCCACAAAGGGGGAGCTATTATTCTATCAGCAGTGAGCCCTGAGGGGTGAGAGTTACGTTTTTCACGGGTATACCGTCGTACTCCAATTGCTTTTTTACCTCAATAAGCATTTCGGTATAAAGGTCGTCGGCGAGCATTTGGGCAATACCCACCCCCACTTCGGGGTGCTCTTTCCACTGTCCTTTTTCGGCAGTAAGAATAGCTTTTTGATGTTGAGGCTCAGATAAGCCTACTTGAAAATCACCTTCAGCAAGGTGCAAATCGTTTTTGATTAAGAGTAAATCTTTCATTTTACACATTTGTTATTTGTTGATGGTGCAAAGGTCGTACATATAGATGAGGTAAGGAAAAAGACGTTCAACGCTTGTACCAAATTAGTACAATGGTTGGGGGAAATAAGTACAAGGCTTGTTTGTCGATTTTCAGAACTGAAAAAACCGCCGGAATTTTGCACCGTAAAACAAACGATAGAAGTGCACTTACAATTAAAATAATGTATAACAAAAAAAATTAAAGAAATGGGAAAAAGTAAATCAAACTATGCCATTACAGGGCTTAGTGGTAAAGTAGGGAAAGTGTTTGTATTTCGCCAACGCGGAGGAGAAACTATTGTCGCTACCCCTCCTTCACACACCAAAGCTCCCAGTGCTTCTCAGAAAGCACAACAAGAGAGATTTATACGCGCTTCGGCATATGCCAAAAACGCTTTGCAAGACCCTTCGCTAAAAGAGGATTATACAGCAGAGGCTAAAAAGCGCAGGAATGTATCGGCTTATAATATGGCGATGACTGACTATTTGCGCGCTCCTAAAATTGCTCATATAGACCATTCAGGCTATACAGGTAGTGCCACAGGAGAGAAAATAATGATAGAGGCGGGCGATGCTTTTAAGGTCGTAGCTGTGAAAGTGCGTATTGAAGACCACGATGCTACTCTTGTGGAAGAAGGTAGCGCAACTCTTGTACAGGGCAAATGGGTGTACACCACTACGGTTACTAATCCTTCGCTTACAGGTGATAAAATAATAGTAACCGCTACTGACCGCCCTGGTAACAATTCTAAAAAAGAGGAAAGCCTTTAATGATTGATAGTTAATAGAGGACAGTTGTTTTTAACTATTTTGCCTTTTTATTAGTAGAGTTACAATTAAGGATATAATAAGGGAGGGGTAGGGGGACATTTATTAAATAATTAACAAAAACACATAATTAAAAAATGGGATTACCAAAAGTATTATTTAACATTGCCAAGGATGGTATGAACCGTACAGGCAATAACATTCAAAAAGTTACTGGTCTTATTATTACAGGTAGTGGAGTAGCCAGTAAGGTAGAACTCGGGAAATCGTACCAAGTATTTTCCTTAAACGAAGCCGTAGCATTGGGTATTTCGGAGGCTGAAAACGCTTTTGCTTACAAGCATATTAAAGCATTTTACGACCAAGCTCCTACGGGTACACCTCTGTGGGTAATGCTCGTATCGGACGCTACGACTATGACTGCAATGCTTGACAAAGACAGTGCTTTTGCTCCAACTCTCATAGCTGATGCCAAAGGTGCTATTAGGGTATTGGGTGTGGTGAAAAAAGCAACTGGTAGCGAAACTATTGCTGCCGGCTTAGACACTGATGTACAAACAGCCGTAGTGAAAGCACAAGCTATTGCAGAGCACTTTGAAAAGAAGTATATGCCTTTTAGAGTAGTGGTATCGGGCAACAGCTGGAACGGCAAAGTAGCTGACCTTACTAATTTCTCGGAAAACGAACTCAACAAAGTGGCTTGCTTTATCGGTAATGACGATAAGGAGAAAGAAGCATCAGTAGGTTTGTTTTTAGGAAAAATGAGTGCTATACCCGTACAGCGC